ACATATCAAGCTCTCGCCCCCCTGAAGAGAACGAAGCTCGCTGACCGTCTTTTCGGTACGCACCAATGCAAAGCGATTCAGGATACTTCGCTGGGTAGCCGATTGTGTTTTGCCTTCCATTGAAACCTGAGTTGCCAGCAGCCGAGATAGTGATCACCCCCTTGCTCCAAGCGTACTCCATGGACTTCCGAGTAGGCTCGTAAGGACTGCTCGATCCTAGTGACAGCGAAAGGATATCTGCTCCATTGTCGACCGCATCTCGCACTCCCTGAGCTATCCCATCGGAGGATCCTTGTCCGCCATTTGAAAGCACCTTGATTGCCATCAACGACGCATCGGGAGCAACCCCGACTCCATCTCTGGCGAGCACGGTCCCTGCGCAATGATTGCCGTGACCGTTGCCGTCACTTATGCTTTCGCCTCGAATAAACGACTTTGAATAAACTGGTTTCGGAAGCAAGTCATGGGGAGTGTATCCAGTGTCTAGGACCGCCACGACGATACCCTTGCCAGTAACCCGCTTCCAGATTGGCTCGAAAATCGCTTTCGGAAGATGCCACAGATCTCCCGGCGCTGCGAACGTCTCAACATCCGAAACCAAGTCTGGTGGATATGATACAGGTGGCGAATTCATCACTTGACCCCGAGCTCACTTGAAAGGAAAAACGGGGGGTAGGCAAATCGCCTGCCCCCCTTGAACGTCACAGATAACGATTACTCGTACTGTGCGCAAGCAACCCAGTCCATGTTGATGGTCAACGCAGCATTACCAGCGATGTCCTTGATGCCGATAATCGGAGCAAGAAAAGCATCATCAGGGAACGTAGCTGCATCAAGTTCCGATGCCGTCAACCTCGCAGGTGCCGAAACAGTTCCAGCAAGCCTTCCGTTGGCATAGAACTCTAGCGACTTTGGACCAGCACGATAACGCAACCCAAGCTTGACGTAGGTGCTCGCCACTGCCGTGTGCAGTGCGTTCAACTTCGTCTTAGTAGCACCGTCCTGGTAGGTCTGACCATCAGCCTTGTAAGCTGCGTCAATTGCAGCCCCCTCAGCCGACAGGTGATTAAACCCAACAAAGTTCCTGTCTGCAAGAACACCAGTCGTATCAACAAACAAACCATCAGTCACGATCATATTGGCCTCTCCAAGGCCAATACCATACGACCACTTGGCGGCTGTGATCGCAGATACGGACAACCGGCACTCAAAAGCCAAGTCGTTGTTTGCAAGGAAGAACGGCGCACTTGCCAATCCACCCCACTTGATGACAGCTTCATCGTTTGCAGTATTACCATCGACTGCTAACGCTAAAACTCCCTTTTCAGTCGCCGTGTCAGCAGCCAATGCAGCCGTACAACCAGCAGTGAGCAAGTTCATCCACGGACCAACGAGCGACGTCGCATTGAACGTCATGAAGTCGTCAAAGAAACCAAAGGCGAGATTCCCGCTTGGAGTCTGGAACGAACTTCCCGAGGGGTTCATGTTGGTTGGCGATCCGAATCCTTTCCACAAACGTGGCGAAAACAAACGGGTCGAAAGTTCTTCGTAATGCAAATCCATCTTACTGTTTTCCTTTCAAGGAAGTTTTAGGAGTGTCCCAGCCTTGGGTGGACGTTGTCCCATTAAAAAACTGGCGGCGCAATTTAACGTCTCGCCGCCACAGACGTTTGCCAACGACTGACATTATGTCAGCCAGTCGTGTTAGGCGGTTTCGGTCACAGTCTGAGTGCAATAGCCACGGAAGTTTGCGCGACGATTGAAACAGACCATTTGAAGCGAGTCATCCATGCAGCGAACGCGAACGTTGCTCATTTCTGGGTGCTGGAACGCCTTCCTCTTGCGCATCTGCCGACCTGCGGCGTAGTACGCTTTGAAAGTTGACCAGTTGACTCCGAGGACAATCCCGTCAGTTCGAGCATTGACGCTGTCGCTGCTGGTCCAAGCTGGAACCCAGTTCAACGGCACGCCACGGATGTAAACCTGACCGCTGCGAGCAGCCATGTCGTCGCCAATGTTGTCGTTTCCAAGCTGAAGCATTCGCCGACCAGCCGCCAAGACGCTGTAAGTCGTCAAAAGCTCCCAGTCGCTTCGCTTCTGATCAACGATGTCTGGTCGCTGAACAGGTGGCTCGAACGAACACTTATCCATCGAGCTGATCGTCTTTTCGACAAAATCGGCTCGAGTGATCGACGTGTAAGGGAACGTTCGGTTGCGCCATTGCGGGTACTGGGTACACGAAATGCCACCAACGCCGACGCTTGACCATCCAACAGGCTCGGCTCCATTGAAGCCTTCAGTCGCGTTGTTCTCAGTCACGCTGTCGCTCGTGGAGGTGATCCACCAAAGCAACGACGAAACAATATTGGGGGTCTGAGTAGGACTCGATGGACCAGGACCGAACACCAAGTCTTCCATGCCAGTGTAGAACGACGTCATGAGGTCGCGTTCTTGATCCTCGATGTAGTCGTAAATCTGCCGACCGCCAGTGCGGAAGATCTCTTCGTCGATGTCGTAGTGGTAGTTGTTCGTGGTCAACGCCCACTTCAATTCACCTTGGTCGAGCGTGTTGACTCGAGTCGAAGAATCTCGGTGGTACAGACCAACAGACTGGAAGTTGTCTTGGTATCCGACCTTTACCTTCCACCTGCACTCCGACGTGCTCATCGTGTCCTTCTTCAGGTTTCCCGAAAAAAGACGCGATGCGTAATGGTACTTCTGCAACGTCAAGGACAAATCCTGCGCTGCAAGCCGTTCTTCACCTGCAAACTTCTGATGGATGCTGTTGACGAAATCGTCAATCTGTTCAATGGACAATGCCATGTTATGGCTCCTTTATTGTTAAGCTCGTTCGAGTTCCCTGTAGAGGCGATCAGCCGCTTCCCGAGGGTCTTCACTCGGAGGTTGAGGCTTCGTTGGACTTCCGCCCAAACGCATGTCGCTCTGCCTGGAAATCTTCTTGGTATGTTGTTTCAAACGCTTTTTTGTGATCTCTTCCGTGAAAACCATACTGGCAACACGGTCGTACAATCGATCATTTTCTTCCACTGGATGACCAAGCTGTTGCATTCCGATCAAGTGAGCCTTGATGGCAATCCGAAGTTCTTTTCGCCGTTCAAGCTCTTTCTCAGTTTCCTTGCCAGTCTTGCCAAACAAGTCGGCATGACCAAGCTGATCAACGATGCTGTCGAAACGAGCTTCGTCGTGAGTGATGGTTGCTTGAACGAGATTCGCCTCGAGTCTTTGGAGTCGATTTTCGTAGTGGTCCCGCAATCGCGAGAACTCATCCACAATCTCGTCGTCGTAAAGATCCTTGCTCAGCGTGACCTCGTACTTGTCGCCTTTGGCGGCAAACTCCTGGTCGTCCTGTGAGGCTTCTTGCTTGCTTGGCTTGTCGTCGGATAGTGCCTTTCGGCCTGCGTCCAACGCCTTCTTGTCAAACAATCGCAAAGCCCGATCCAACTCCTCGCGGCTGGAAAAATCAGACAAGTCAGACTCGTCGATCCCATACGCGGCTACCTCGGCTTTCACGTTGTCAGTAACCCACTCTGGAGCACTTGACTCGTCGCCGGAACCATCCTCGCTTTGGACTGTATCCTCAGCGGCTTTTCTGCTGGACTTGTTCTCAGCAGCTATTTTTTCAACTGGCGCAGTGTCAGCGATGATCTCAGCATCCGATTTTCGCTCGGCTTGAGATTCTTCGAACACCTGCTCAGCGTATTTCTTGATTTCGTCGCTGGTCATTTCTTCATTCAGATCATCATTCATCGCCATATCCTCCATCCATATCTCGAAAACCGCGCATACGAAGGAACTCGTTGCGTGCGCGACGACTTGTAAATTGAACTTGACCGCTGTCGCGAACAGCAGCTCCCTGGATGCAATGCTGCTTAATCAGCTTGCGGGTCTCGGCTACTTGGCTTTTCATCACCCCGCAACCCTCGGACACCAATGGGTTGTGCTCGGTGTACGTGTTTGCAGCCATTGCTGGTCGCTCGAGCCAGTCGGCTTTGCGAGGCACCAAGCGATCAAGCTCTGCCTCGGAAACTTCTCTGCCTTTGTACTTGTGGACGATCTTGCTCATGACCCGACTCCTTGCAACATCGAGTTTCTTTGCTGTGAGTTGATCTGCGGCTGACCACCCATCAAGGTTTGAATCAGCGCATTGCTTCTAGCTGCTTCGGTGCCGCCACTGCTGACATTCTTCCTGATCGTCTCCCTGCTCGTGACAGGTGACTGCCTGACCGTGTTCTCGTCTCCACCAAGCATCTCAGCCGGCGCGGCGAACGTGATGAACCGCTTGAACTCAGGTCTGTTTTTCAGTCTGGCAATTTCTTCGACGATGGCTTGCGCATCAATCGAGGCACCCGAGGCTTGGAACATTGGCCAAAGCGGTGCGATCTCGCGGATCACCTGGAACAACTCCTGAAGCTTCTGCTCCGGAGTCTTAAAGATCATTGAGTATGGTTCGATCCTGAACTCGTAGTCGTCGAACTCACCCTGGCGGTAGTCTGGAGTCCAGTCAGAGTTTACGTTGATGCCTGTGTTGCCGACTTCCATAGAGGTCTTCAACTCAAGTGTCTCGTCCTCCCACATCAGCCTGCCGAGGTCCAAAATGCACTTGGAGGCAAACGAAACCACCGCCATTCGCATGTCAGCTACGTTCTTTGAGACGTTGCCATGAATCAATTCTTCCTGGCCGAGCGTGCTGGCTTGCTGACCAAGACCGCCCATGGCTTGAAGGTTTCCAGCAAAACGGTCGTACTCCGTTTGAATGAACGTGGCTAGCGCCATGTCTCGCTGATCAACGCCGCCGCTCTGAAACTGCTTGATTGATTCTGGACTCTTGGCTCGATACCACCCGTTCCGCTCGGCAGTCCTGAGCCTTTCTGCGTCGTCTTCCATCCCTGGTGGGTAGACGTTGACCATTCGATTGGCATCCGAGTCAAGTTCCATGCGTCTGTGCAAGCGATTCTGGAGATCGTGCATTCCCTTGAGATTCATCGCGGGAGACGTCGGGATGATGTTGTCGGGAGTTTCGCCGAGCGACAAGAACTTGTACGGACCAGCTTGGGATCCAGTCCATGGTCTTTCGATGAGCGGTTCCATGTCTTGCTGGTCGCAAGGCAAGGTGACAACTGTGTTGTTTTCGGCGATCCAGATGTCCTGGAGCCAGATCATGTCCTTGAGATCGTCGTCCTGAGCACTCCCCCAATCCGAAGCCATGTCCCGAGTAGCACCTACGGAATCGTGATGCTCTCTGTTGGTCGGTCTGAGTTTGTCCTTGACCTTTTTGTCGTACCCAGGTTCGTCCATCACCTTTTCGAAGTCGGCGCGATAGCGATGTCCGCAATATCGCATCTTGCTCAACTC